CATCTTCTTCAGCTACTTCTTCAGATTCGTCAGCTTCCTCATCTTTTAATTTATCAGCTAATTCAATTGCAGCTAATGCAGCAGCAGGATTTTCGTTAACTTCATCTTCTTCAGCTACTTCTTCAGATTCGTCAGCTTCCTCATCTTTTAATTTATCAGCTAATTCAATTGCAGCTAATGCAGCAGCAGGATTTTCGTTAACTTCATCTTCTTCAGCTACTTCTTCAGTTTCCTCAACTTCTTCAGTTTCCTCAACTTCTTCAGTTTCCTCAACTTCTTCAGTCTCTTCAACTTCTTCAGTCTCTTCAACTTCTTCAGTCTCTTCAACTTCTTCCTCTTCAACTACTTCTTTAGCACCATCTTCACCTTCAGCTTCTTCTTCAGATTCACCAGCTTCAGCTTCTTCAGATTTTTCATCTGCAGTTACGTCTTTAGTTTCATCTTCTAATTCTTCAGCAGGTTCGCCAATATCACCTTTAGGATCTACATCACCTTCTTCTGAATTATCACCAACTTCTTCTACATCAGCTTCTTCTTTTTCAGCACCAGGTGCATCAGCTTCGTCATCTTCAGTAACTTCTTCAGTTTCTTCAACTACGCTTTCATTAATAGATGTTGCAATATACTCAGCATACTCAGATACTGATTGTAAATTTTCTTTTAGATAATCAACATAAGCTAAAAGTTTTTCAGCCTTTGCAGTTCCTTCGTTGTTTTGTTCTGCAACGTGATCTGCAAAATCTTTAACTTTTGAAATTGATTCAGCTAAATGCTCAGAGTATTGAATACCTTGATCTAATTTTTCAGCAATGTTCTCAGCATAAGATATACCTTGATCTGCTTTTTCAGCGACGTGTTCCGAATATTGGATAGACTCGTCTAATTTGCCAGCTAAATACTCAACATATTCTGAGAGAGTATTTACGCTTTCAACTATATGGTCGTTATGAGACTTTACATCTTCTAACGTTTCGTCTTCGTTTGTTGCGCCGATAGACTCTTTAATGCTTTTCATTTCGTTAGCTAAGTACTCAGAATACTTATTGAAATCTTCAGCTTTTACAAATTCTGCCATGTTTTTTTCTTTATTATTTGATTCTTTATTGTTTTTAGTAATTTCTTGTTCCATTTCAAGTGCTGCTTGGTTTTCACCATTCATCTCATATATCCACAGTCCTGAATTATCATCGAATCCATAAGATTCATTAACTCTTTTTAATTCAGCATTAGCAAATCCGGGATCTGCTACTAAATCATAAGTGAATAATTGTTTGATTTTTACCTTTCCGTTAGATTCAACGGCTCCGGCTGCTCTTGATGAGATTTGTAAGGGTACTCCAGCATCTACTAGTGCTTTAGCTTGACGTCCTGCGTCAGTATCTAGTAATTTGATTCTACCTCTTACTTCTTTTGTGTCCTTGTCGTAATATAATTCTTCAATAATATGAGACACACTCTTAAGGGAAATATCGAATTGCTGTGGGTGATCTAACTCACCTAAAAGCTTAGAAGACTTAATCTTGTCTTGTAATGCTTCTATCTGAGGAACGTATTCGCTCTCAGTGTAGATTCGGTTATTTTTATTTTTCTGATCTATTTGACCAAAAATACCTTCTAGAATGTAATCTTTATTCTCAGTATTAGTTACTTCTAACTGAGATGAAGACATTTCAACAATTAATAAGTTGTTGTTCTTTGCCATAACTATGGTTTATCTATTTTTATTATATATCTACTTGTATTATGCAATTATCTTAATATCTTTTAGATGTCAATATCTAGGTCGTCTTCTTCAGCCTCACCGCCTTCGGCTTCGCCACTTCCTTCTTCCTCTTCTTCACCGCCTTCTTCCTTTTCTATTTCAGCCTCTTCTGCTGATTTATCAAGGTAGTAAGCCATTAATATATCCATCTCACCTTCAGCAAATGCATCATTTCCATACTCGCTATAGAAATAATCTTTAAATTCATTCTCTGTTTTAGAAGCAGTAATAGCTCCTAAAATTTCGGCTGATTTAATAGTTTTACCAGAATCTAGTTTTAAGTCTTCGACATAAATTTTAGAATCTTCTCCTGCCTTTAATGCAGTTTCAGAAACGAATTCTTCAAATGTTTTAATAATTTTCATATTTTATATATCTCTTTTTCTAAGCTATCTAGGATTTAAGTTAAATAGCCATGCCGTCATCCTCTGGCTCAGGTTCTTCTGCGGAAGATTTTCTATCTTTTGCTTTAAATGCATTATTAGCTCTAATCTCATCATCAGATAATTTTAAGTACTTTCTAACTAAGTATTCTTGATCGAAGTAATATTCTTCTTCCATGGTTTCTTGGTTAGTTGTCATTAAACTATCTCTCATACTTGAAATAAAGTCTAATCTTAACTGCATAATTTCTTGGTCTTTTAATTCAGCAAACATATTCTCTTCATTATACCTTAAGGCTACTTGAGTTTTAAACTGAGGATCGTCAGTAAACTCTGGGTACTTAAGACACATTTGAATGTATAATGGTTTAACTAAGATTTCTTGGAAGACTGATCTTAATCTTTTAATAAACTTACCGAATTTAATTTCGTCTCTAACCATACCATCACCTGCTAGTGCATAGTCACCGCCATCATCTTCATATAAGAATCTATTGTAAGGAATTTTAGAAACCTCTTTAAGTTTATCTTGGAAGTATTTAACTGCTTCAGTATCTGAAAGATCTGGTCCTTCAGAACTAAGAGTTTCAATTTCTGGTGTTTCTCCATCTTTAGAAGGTAACCAGTATTCTTTAGAGAATTGTAACATTGGCTTACCATCAGTTTCTAATGTTCCTGATTCAAAGTCAAAGTCAACTACCTCTTTATAGTTATTCATTAACTGAGCTAACGATTGTTTTGCTCTAGTTTTAGATTTACCACCTACAGGTATAATAAACTTCATTCTGAATGAAGCATTGGTCACTGCCCAGATTACTCTGGTGTGTTCCATAATTCTAAGTAGGTTAAATGATCTAATTAATCTTTCAACATAAGATACTCTTGATGCTGTTGAAAGTGAAGAGTATGCAATATAAATGACTTGAGAATCATATAATACTCTTTCTTTTACTGGATCGTCTTTGTATTGTACCCATACTTTTTTGCCATCGTCTTTATTGTAACCAGGCATTAGAGTAATTGGATCAATCTCTTTAAAACCGATAATCTCTTTTTGGTCTGGGGAATAAATTATTTCAAATGATAAGTAACCATCTACTAAGAACTTTCTAAAGAAGTACCATGCTGATTGTTCACCATTAAAACCGAAATAGTGATATATTTGTCTAAAATATTTGTTAAGGTCTTTTTGTACATCATCTGATACATCAAGTCCTACTATATCTGGTTGAGAAAAGAAGTTTTTATCATCATATACAATTGCTTCATCACAAAGAATATCTAGTATATCTTCAACTTCATCATTTAATGAGAACCTTCTAAGTTCATCTCTTTTTCCTGGGTAATCAGTATCAAAGAACGGTACGTTCTTCTTCATGTTTATATCTCCCATGGATAGAGCAGCAAATGCTCCGTAAATATCATCATTGTCTAATCCGAACGGGTTCATCTCTCTGTAACCGAACTGATCTTCCATTGGACCAATTGCTTGAGACTGTCTAAGTACCATATCATCATAACGCATACCAAAAGAACTTAGCGTCTTCAAAGCATTGGAGAGGCTAAATGGTCTTGAGTTAGAACTAAGTGGTCCGTTTCGTTTGTCAGTAAATCCTGCCATAATATATTATTATTTCTGTTTTATATATCTCATTTATTTAGGTGCTTGTTAAAGGCTGCTCTTATCTGCCCAACTGATGAGCCATTAAGCTCTAAAAAGTCACACAGAGCTATCCTTGCCCAGTTTTCGTATGACACTACAACTTGTTGAGATTTACGAGTTGTTGCATACTGTCTAATTGCAAAATCAAAGCCATATCTCTTTAGGAATGATTTAGCTCCTTGATATGATAATGATAATGGTCCTTGTGCTCTAGCGTTTTCCATTTTAGCACCTCTGTTCTGTCCTTGGATATAGCCTTTATATTGCTCATAGACAAAATCTAAGAGGTCTTGCTTTACAGGGACTGGTAACATATTAAGATTGATACCCATGTCATTACCTGTGTCTGAGCGGTTCAGTGCCAATACTACTGGATTACTATCCCACCATTCTGCGACAATTGGGTTTTCATATCTAAACACATATATCTTGCCTTGTTGAAATGGACCTGCTGATCTAGCTACTGCTTTTTCTCTAACAGCTTTTTTAGAAGTATTAAACCAATCTTCTGCTGCACTAGCTGCTTTTGCCATTCCTCCAGCGTCTTTACTTAATTGTGATATGTTTTTCTTTACCTCTCCCATTATTTAAGTGTCTTTTCAGTTAAGACTATAAATCGCCAACCTCGGTTTTCACACCAAGCGTTTGCATAAGCATATTTATCACGATTTTTAATATAGGCTTCAGCTAGAAATTTATAGGAGTTAAGTGCTTTCTTGGATTTAGTCTTAGGTGGTAATGGCTTCTTAATCTGTGCCTCTGGTTTAATTTCAACCAACCATTCTACTGGTGGTTCGTCATTTTCACCTATAGTTTTCATATAAAAGTCTGGATAGTATTTATGTTCTTTACCATCTTTGCTCCACTTGTACTTAATTACTACAGGCTCGCTTGACCACTTCAATACACTTTCTTTATTATCACACATAATACAGAACTTTCTTTCCCATGAGGAACGATAAATGATCGGTGTTGGACCGATATACTTATCTGGATTTAATGGGTTGTAATACCCTTGTACAAATCCTGAGTTGCCAGTAGGTTTTAAGTTCTTTATTGACATTAAATATTAAACATTCCGGATTCGCCATCACCATTTTTAGTATTGATACGATCCATTGACATTGTATTTTTATATTTAGTAGGGTGAATTTTATTCCAACCTTTAGCATAACCTCTCTTTGCAATCTCTGTAAAGTATGCAAATGCGTTAGTATATTTAGGATTAAAATTCCTCCAATACTTTAGAAGATCTAATATTGCAAATTGCATACAATCATTCTTATCGTCTTCATTCAAATAAACTAGTTTTCTAATTGCTCTTTCTGCAATTAGTATCAGCATCTTCTCTGCGTCCTTTGTTAATTTATCATCTTCTAAAGATAATACAATCTGATTGTATAAATCTTTGTTATTTAAGTAATTCTTTTTTCTTGGCACAATATTAGTTTAATTAGATTACTAGTTATATGAAAAAAAGCCCATTTGTTTCGAATGGGCTTTTCTGTTAGATCGGGATGTCTTATTGAGTTGTAGCTTCTTAGCTAGCAACTTCAATTTTATACTTTTCTATTCTGTATGGTTTGCTTTCAACAAATACAGTTAGAATATCATTCTTTCCAGCTTGTGTGTATTCTACAGCATCTACTTTAATTGAAGAAGCTTCTTCAAGTCCTTCAACTTCTGTTTTTAATGTAGCATCAATATAACCATCTTCGATAGTTAATACATCTTCTTCTAGGGCTTCTATTACTTGAGTTACTTTAGTAATTTCAGATCCTATTAATTTATCAGCAGCTTTAATGTCCGGAAGGTTTCTATCAGCTTCTGCTAATCTACCTTTTTGGTCATATAAGAACGATAACATTTCTTTGTAAAGTGCTTTAGTTTCTGCTTTCTTAGATTCTAATATTGCATTAGACTCTAAAAGATCTTCGAACTGCTCAGTAATATCTGCTCCAGTTTGTTCTTTTACATATTCTATTGCTGCATTACTTAGCATTTTTTCAAAGTTAGCTAATTTAGTAGATTCATTTGCTCTAAATACAAATGCATTTTTTTCAGCTCTCATTGTTACAACAGTAATATCATCCTTTTTAGCTTCTGTAATAAAATCTAATATTTTATATGAGTTATAGTTTTCACATGCTAATTGAAATGCTTCAATTAATTTTTTATCTGCATATTTAATATATGCTGATGCAAAAAATACTTCAGATAGTCTATCTTCAGAACCAATTGGCATTTCGATATTACCTGCTTTATATATGTTTTCGTTTACGTCGTATGAGAATCTTACTGTTAAGCTACTAGCTTTCGCTTCGTTTATTGCAGCTTTAGTAGTTTTAATTTCATTATTAGCTTCTGTTAAAGCTCCGGATTTTTCACCCGTACCGTAAGAAGTTCTAAGTTCTTTTGCAGTCTTTTCTAAGAATGATAACTTTTCAGTTAGAGCTAAATAGTTATCAAAGTTTTCTACTGAACCTTCTTGTATTTTAGTTACTGGTGATTTAGCATTGTAATCATAGTAAAAAGAAATACCTGCTTCGTTAATATCGAATATTTTCCCTGCTGCTACTAAAGTTCTAAATGTCTCGTTAGTTTCAGCTACAGTTTCGATATGACTTCCTGTGATTTTGAAATCTCCACCTGCGGCATGGAAAATATATCCTTGCCCTTCTTCTAAGATAGGTGACTTAATTCCTTTGTTAAATGTATTTGTCATTTTGAAATTTTTATGTTTTCTTATTGTATATATCTATTAAATTATTAGTCTATTTTGTCTCCGAACGGTGTCTGCTTCGCCTTAGTCTCATAATTGTCTCCCATTAGCGCACTATTTGGATTACCCATGCCCGGTGTAGTTAGATTACTATTACCAATTGCAAACATTCTATTAGATTGTTTTCTACGTCTAGAATGTCGTTTAATTTGAGACTCTGTTGTCAATTGTTTACCTAATGTTTCTGAAATAACTGGGTCAGTTACATCTACCCCAGCTTCAGTTTTAATCCACTTTTCTCCATTAGCTTCCCATTTAGCCGGCTCATAAGTATCATAATATACTTGTGGGTGTATTGTAGGATCTAAGAATCCATTAGGATCTATATAGTCTCCAACAACAGCATTAGCATAACTAGTTCTAGTGAATTTTCTATAAACATCTTCTTCAAAATCAAATGATGGTATAAATGAATTAATTTCTAATGAGAAACTAACTTTATGGTTTTGTTTATCATCAAATGAATATTCAACAGGTCTTTCTTGTTCATAATCATCTGGCATCATATACTCAGATGTAATTCTATAAGTACCCTCTTCTAAATGACCAGCATCTACATGATAGAAATTAGCTTTGTACATTTTTTTTACAATAGCCTCTGTAACTTTAAATAGATCTAATTGGCTTGATACTAAAATTTCAACATCAACTCCAATAATACATGGAATCATTTCAAATTCAGCAACATAGCCTTCCATTAGGCCATCTTCATTCATCATCATATAATGACCCATATTTCTTTTATTAACTAGCTTTGATGGATCTACTGCAAACGATGATAAGTTTACAATACCTCTTGGTACCTTATCATAATTACCATCTGCGAACTCTCCATTAGGATCGCACGATTCTCCATTAACACTAGAAAATAAGAAGCTATCTTTCATAAAGTTTTCATCTCCAGATACTGCATAAAAGAAAGGTACGTCTATTTCTACTCTTTCATCATTACTAATCTGTCTATAAAAACTTAGCTTACTATTAAGGTCTGCTAATAAACCAACAACGACATGTCTAATAACTGAGTCGTCTTTATTAAATTTTAAATTATATGTAGCCATAAGTTATATATCATCTTTTCTAACTAAACAAAAATGGCCAATATTTCTATTGGCCATTTTTAGTTAATTAAATTTAATTGTATTACCCTTCGCAGATTCCTAATACTACTGGATCTGTGAATGTCCATTTTAATAATGCGGCATTCCATGCTGCTTCATCAGCCGGTTCTCCAATTAGACCGTTTCTATCACCATTCCATTTAGCTGGTTGTATATAATTTTGAACGTCTATTGCGTTACCTGGAGTTACATTAGGATTAGTTCCAGCATATCTTAAGACTCCTGCATTTGACATACCATCACAATTCGTAAACGTGAAGTAACTATATGATTCACTTGGTTCATCACCACCACCCGGGGCTTCTGTCGTTGCAGACGTAGCTTGAGTTGTTGCAAAAGTTGGGTCTTCTCTTGGATTCTCACCTATTGTTGTTGGCGCTTGCGTTGTCGCAGGTGTAGGACTTCCACCACTAACTGGATAATTTGTCCAGCAACTATTATCATTCAACCACGTCGCTGCAGCATCTGCATCGTCAAAAGACTGACCTGTAAGATCTTCAGCAACTCCCACAAAATTTTCTGCAGTAGCTCCTTTAAAAGCTATACCAACTGCAGTGCCGTTATATAGATAGCCGCTTTGGTCTGAGCTATCACCTGGAAAATATCCAGCATCACCAATAGTACCTTCTGTATTAAATTTAGTAAAACTTCCTTCTACATTTACTGTATAGCATATAACGTATTCGAAGTCTGCTCTATCTTCGTTGGGTCCCATGTGCCACATAGTTGTGGGATAAGCTAGGTGTGCATCACCATGACTGCCCCATGTAGGAGTATCATCTTGAATTACTAATATACCTTGATCAGTATATCCTGTAATATTTAATGCATTTGTGTTTGGCTTAAAACCAAATTGTCTTGCTGTTATTGGCATAATATTCTTTGTTTATTTTTATTTCTTTTATTATATATCCCAGTTAATCTATATTTTCGATAGTAAACTTGGAAAAACCATTCTCTCTATATATTTGTATCTTCTTATCAAATATCTCATGTGGTAACACAGAGTGATTAATTACGAATGTATTTATTTCATGTTCTTTAATGACTTGATTTAAAATCTTTAATATATTGTAAACACCATCGTGGTCTACTGAAGATAATAACTCATCCAGGAACAAAAGGTTTAATTGTGGGAATCTTAACTTTAAGATTTTAATGATTGCGATAATAACAATAAAGTCTGCTTTCTTACGCTCACCAGTCGAAAGTGTCATTGGATTAATATCTTCACCTAAGTGATTAATAATACAATTAAACTTCTCATCAAATCTAATATGGAATTGCAAGTGCATAGTTTGTGTCATTGCAGCGATATTAGTATTAAGTCCTGGTAGAATAGTTTTAACTGCTAAATTCTTTACGCCATCTTCACCTAATATATTTTCTACAATTTCCATAAAATTATAGTCTGCATTTAGTCCATCTTTACTTGCAGATTTCTCAGCTTCTTTCTCTTCAAACTCTGTAATAAGGCCTCTTAAGTGATCAAAGTCCGAACCTTCTGGAGTATCTTTTAATTTAACAAGTTCTCCTTTAAGTCCTCGCATTGTTACTTTGTTATCTGAGATCTGACCCTCTAGTTCTAACTTAGTCTCTCTTGCTGCAATTACTTTTTCTTGTAATTCATCCATCTCAGCCTTAATTGATTTGATCTGATCTGTACTAGATTCTATCTTATCTGCAAATTCTACCTTCTGTGTTTTATGCCAATCCGAAGTTAACTTAGTTTCACATGTTGGACAATGCCCACTCTCATATAACTTTAACTTCTTATTTAGATAATCAATCTCTCTTTTAATATCTCCAGCTTCTGTACGCTTCTCGTTATATTGAGTATTGAAGGTATTCATTGCACCCTCTTCTTTTTTACGATTAGCTTCAATATCTAATACTACTTCATGGAGAGCTACTAATTCATCTTTTAATTCTTGGATCTTAGATTTATTTACAGTTTTAGATTCCTCTAATAAAGTATTTAGTTTACCTTTAACTGATCCAATTGAATTCATTATCTCATTTAACTCAGCGTCAAAAGCATCTATGTCAAATTTAATATCTCTACGTTCATCTTTGATTTGCCTTTGCATATCATTAAGAATAGAGAAGCCAAACATTCTATCAATGATCTGTTTCTTATCCGAATTAGACATGGTTAAGAAAGATTTAAAATCATTTACTGATAGAATAATTATATTTTTAAATACATGATATGGAATACCAAATACCTCTTCTTCTAAATAATCTTGTACTGATTTCTTACCAGCTTTGTCAAATTCAACTCCATTAATTAATACAGAAAATCTATTAGGCGATAAACCTCTTTCAATTTCAATCTTCATAGTACCACACATAAGACCAATCTTAACATGTAGTTCTTTATTAATTCTATTTGGTAGATCTGCTAACTTTACACCTTCTACCTTTCCATATAGAGCGTAGATAATAGCATTCGCGATAGTAGTTTTACCATCACCGTTTTTACCTAGAGTTAAAAATAACTCAGAAGTATCTTCTTTAAATTCTATTCTCTGTTTTTGATTTCCGTAGGAAGCAAAATTCTTAAATTCAATATAATCTATTCTCATCTATTGATCTGTGTCGTAGTTGTATGCTTGTTGAGTATACAATTGTTTTAACTTGCTCTTTAGTTTTAGAGCTAAATCCTCGTCTTGTTTCATACTATCTACATACATATTACATAAATTAAGGATATTGTAATTCTTATACATTTCCTCAATTTCATTAATGTCATAAAAGTCTTTATCGATATACGAATCTTCTTCGTAAATATTTGGTTCTAACTTTCTAGAAATATTTTGAATTTCATTAACCAGCTGGCTCAATGCGTTGGTTGTAGCGATTTGTGAAGGAACGAATAGATCTACAAAGTTATTTTTTATTTGTTCCTTAAACTGGCCAAGAGGCATATCATATAGCGCTTTAATATTATACCTTAAGAATTTAGGAGAATCATGATTTTCAAAGAATGTCTCTTCCATTGTTTCTAAATCTACAATATCAAAACCCTTTGGATTATCTCGATCTGATCTAGTTAATTGGTATGGCACACCGACCATTAGTAGTTTACCTCTTTCCTGTCTGAAGTGAATATGACCAGAGTAAACTCTTGTATATTTGTCATAGATGTTAGAATCTGTACCATGCTCATTTTTAACTTTAGCATTAAGGTAAATACCTCTAACTTCTGAGTGACAATATACAATATCCGCTTGTGGATAATCTGCTAGAGTTTCTGCTTCATGTTCTGCATCTCTTCTCCATGGCATTAATAATACGTTCTTACCAGACCAATTTAAAAGTTCTGGCTCTTTGTAAACCTGTACGTTAGGAATCCATTTTAAACTATCGATCGATGAAATATCATTTGACTTCTTAGCCCAAATATCATGGTTACCACAGATTACATAACATGGTAGAATTTGTCCTAGTCTTTCAAATAGATCTACTGCGTAACTTAATACTTTAATATTAATAGACTGTCTATTATCAAAAGTGTCTCCTACTTGTACTAGGACATCTCCAGGTTTAACATCTCTTTTTAATATAGGAATAAATGTATTTTCGAAGAAGTCTTTTTGAATATCCAGCCACTCTACTGAATTTGCTCTTACACCAAAGTGTAAGTCTCCAAGAATCCAAACTCGTTTGGCGCCTTGCTTAATTACCTTGGGTTCAATCATTTAAAATAATCTTTTAATGTTCTTCTTTTCTAAAATGCCTGTTTTGCTATCTAGCTCTTGAATAAGATCTTCCTTATATACATTAGAAAGAGAGCTATAAAATTTTGCTGGTTTAATATCGAAGTAAACACA